CTTCACAACACAGAGGATATAGAGAAAGGCATCAAAGCGCTTTGCTTGAACGTCCGGAGCAGAATGCTGATCATCCCGGCGAAGCTGTCTCCTACGTTGGCAGAGATGCCGCAGGACCAATCAGCAATCTTCGACCTTCTGAAGAATGCCATCAATGAAGCGCTCGAAGAAATGAGCAACTATAACGCCGCCATGGCTATTAGCGGCAACGACAATGAGCCAGAAGAATGAGAAATGCATTGACTGCATATGGAAAGCGCATTCGGGAAAGGATAAGATCGTCTGCCCGTATCAGAAATGCATCAAGGCAGAGCTGGACGTGATATGGTTCAGCATGAAACAGCATGGGAAAAAGAAAGACGATAGACATACCGAAGAACACGGAGGACATGTTCGCGAGGTGCATAGCGGCGCTGAAGCCGCCTCCGGAGCTGACGCTCAGTGAATGGGCGGACAAATACCGGATGCTTTCCGCGGAGAACAGTGCGGAGCCTGGGCGGTGGCATACAGACAAAGCACCATATCAGCGGGAGATTATGGACGCCATCGGGGACCCACATATCCGGAAGGTGGTGATCATGAGTGCGGCGCAGATCGGGAAGACCGCCATGCTCATGAATATGCTCGGCTATTACATGCACTACTACCCGGCGCCGACACTGGTCATGCAGCCGACACTCGATATGGCACAGACGTTCTCGAAAGACTTCCTGGCACCAATGCTCAGAGATACACCGGTCCTTCGGGAACTGGTGGACACAAAGAGCCGGTATTCCGGAAACACGATTCTCAAAAAGAACTTTCCGGGTGGCCATGTGACGATCATAGGAGCGAACAGTCCGGCAAGCCTTGCCAGCCGACCAATTAAAGTCCTTCTTGCAGACGAGGTGGACAGATACCCGGCCAGCGCCGGAACAGAGGGCGATCCGCTTCTCCTTGCGCAGAAAAGACAGACGACCTTCTGGGATAAAAAGACGGTAGTTGTCAGTACGCCGGTATTGAAGGCAAACAGCCGGATTGCAAAGGAGTATGAAGAGAGTACGCAGGAAGAATGGTGCGTGCCATGTCCGAAGTGCGGGCACTATCAGCCGATGGAATGGAAGAATGTTGTTTTCGACAAAAACGACCTTTCCAAAGGTGTTACCTATAAATGTGAGAAATGCGGGCAGCAGTCACAGGAACACGAATGGAAGAAGATGGGGCAGCGGGGTCACTTCGTCGCGGCGAATCCGACAGCGGAGACCAGAGGCTTCCATCTGAACACGCTTGCTTCGACCTTCTGCGGCTGGAAAGAGATTGTGGAAAAGTTCCTTGTGGCGGATGAACTGTCAAAACAGGGAGACCACGACAAGCTCAAAACGTGGATCAATACGGAATTGGGAGAGCCTTGGGACGAACCCGGAACGTCGATGGACGACACAGAGCTTATCAACCGCAGGGAGATTTACGAAGCACAGGTGCCGGACGGCGTGCTGATCCTGACGGCTGGCGTCGATGTCCAGGACGACCGTTTCGAGGTGGAAGTCGTCGGCTGGGGCATCGGCAAAGAAAGCTGGGGTATCCGATATCAGAAAATATTCGGAGATATGGTGAGCGAACAGGTCTGGCGGGATCTGGACGCTTTTTTATTACAGCCATTTTACCGGAAGGACGGAACAATCATGCGAATTGCGGCGGCTTTTGTGGACTCTGGCGGCCATCACGCAAACGAAGTTTACAGATTCACAAAGGCGAGATGGGAACGGAGAGTGTGGGCACTGAAAGGCCGCGGCGGTCAGGATGTGCCGTTCTTCTCGAATCCTACAAAGAACAACCGCGAAAAAGCGCCGCTGTTCACGATTGGAGTTGATACCGGGAAAGCGCTGCTATTCCAGCGGCTCAAGGTGCTGAACCACGGGCCGAACTACTGCCACTTCCCGCTGAATGAAGAAGCCGGATACGGAGAGGAATACTTCAAAGGTCTGACAGCGGAACGAATGGTCGTCAGGATCCGGAAGGGACGCAGCGTGATCGTATGGGAGCTGATCGACAGCGCCCATAAGAGAAATGAGCCGTTGGACTGCCGCAACTACGCGCAGGCCATCATGGAAGTCTTGAATCCGCCGGAGCTGATGATGAATCCGGAGCAGACACCGAAGACGCCGCAAAGGCGGGTAAGGTCAGGAGGAATTTAACATGGCAGTTTTCACAAGAAAAATCTGCGAAGAAAAACTGAATACCTGGCTTGCCGCCGAGGAAAGCATTGCGACAGGGCAAAGCTACCAGATCGGAACGAGAATGCTTACCAGGGCAAACCTGAAAGAAGTACGCGAAGAGATGGAATACTGGGCGGGAAAGCTGGCGGAGATCGACGCAGAAGAAAAGACGGGCGGCAGAAACCGCCTTTATCACTTTGTCCCGCGGGACGTGTAAGGAGGAGCGATGGCAAAGCAGAATTTTCTTGATAAAGCGATTGCCGCAATATCTCCGACACGCGCCATGCGGAGAGCTGCGGCAAGAACTGCACTCGAAATCATCAACACGGGATATGGAAACTACGGCGCAAATCTGACAAAAAAATCAATGCGGGGCTGGGATTATGCAGGCGGCAGCGCAAAGGAAGATATCGAAGACAACATAGATATCCTTCGGCAGCGCAGCCGCGATGCCTATATGGGGATCCCGACGGCGGCAGCGGCACTCAAGACCATGCGGACAAACGTCATTGCAGGCGGTCTGATACCTTCGCCGCAGATCGACGGAGAATATCTCAGAATCACAGACGATGAGCTGGAACGCCTGCAGCAGCAGATCACAAGGGAGTTTTCTTTATGGGCCGACACACCGGCCTGCGATGCGGAAAGGGTGGATAACTTTTACAAGCTTCAGCAGCTTGCCTTCTTGTCGTATCTGATGAACGGAGACGCCTTTGTGCTGATGCCTATGCGGGAAGAACCGGGGCAGCCGTATTCGCTCAGGATACGCATCATTGAAGCAGACAGGGTGTGCAGCCCTGACCTGTTCGATAGGCTTGTGCCGTGCGAAGTAAACGGTATAAAGGTTCAGCAGATCGTCCAGGGCGTAGAGACAGACGCAGACGGAGTAGTGATTGCCTATTGGATCTGCAACCGGCATCCACTTTCCAACACGGCAACGATTCAGACCGGGGAAATGCAGTGGACAAGGGTAGAGGCATTCGGAAAAGAGACCGGCCGAAGGAATGTGCTTCACATCATGAACAGGGAACGGGCCGGGCAGCGGCGCGGCGTACCGATACTGGCACCGGTCCTTGAAGCAATCAAGCAGCTCGGAAGGTATACAGACGCGGAAGTAACGGCGGCTGTGCTTTCCGCGATGTTTACCGTAGCGATCGTGAAGGAGAATCCGTCAGACGGGAGACCGTTCGGGGAGATGCTTCCGCCGGACATGCTGATAGACTCTGCGGACCAGAGCAGTATTGAGCTTGGACCCGGGGCTTTCGTTGACATGGCGCCGGGCGAAGATATCAAAACGATTGAGCCGAAGCATCCGAATACCGGCTACGACGAGTTCACGAACGCGGTAATCAGGCAGATTGGGGCAGCATTGGAGATTCCGCCGGAAGTGCTATTCAAACAGTTTACGGCTTCCTACAGCGCGGCACGTGGAGCGCTAAATGAGTTCTGGCGGACATGTGCAATGCAGCGGGACTGGTTCAAAGATGATTTCTGCAAGCCGATCTATGACGAATGGTTTGCGGAAGCGGTGGCAAGGGGACGAATCAAAGCGCCTGGATTTTTTGCAGATCCTGCAATCCGGAAGACCTATGTAGCCTGCACATGGAGCGGACCGGCGAGAACAAACCTTAATCCGGTTCAGGAAGTCCAGGCCGCGGCATTGAGAGTGGAAAACTGCTTCTCAACGGCAGCGGATGAGACAGCCCAAATGACCGGCGGCGACTACAACAGAAACGTCCGCGCAAGGGTGATTGAAGCAAAGCGGAAAAAGGAAGTGGACGAGATTGTCAATCCCGCTCCGCAGATCATCCAGACAGCAGCGCCGCAGACAGGAACAAAACCAAAGGAGGAATAGGATATGCCTAAGAAGTTCTGGCAGTTCCGCAATTCGGCAGAGGCCGGGGCGGAGCTGCTTTTATATGGCGATATTTCGCAGCGCTCCTGGTGGGGAGATGAGGCGACGCCACGTGAGTTTGCAGACGATCTGGCCGCCCTCGGCCATGTAGACGCAATTACGGTCCGCATCAATTCCGGCGGCGGAGATGTATTTGCCGCAACCACGATCGGAAACATGCTGGAACAGAACGGCGCGGAGATCACAGCGAAGATTGACGGACTCTGTGCCAGCGCAGCAACAATCGTTGCCTGCCACTGCAATAAGGTCGTGGCGGCTTCTGACGCGACGTACATGATTCACCCGGTCAGAATGGGAATCTTTGATTACACAGATGCGGAAACGCTGAAGAAGTGCATTGAAGCCATGGAGACGATCCGGGAAAACATTGTGACGCTGTATGCGAAGAAGACCGGACGCGACAAAGAAGAAGTGGCCGCCCTGATGGATGCGACGAGCTGGTGGACGGCATCGCAGGCAAAAGAGAACGGTTTTATTGATGAACTGACGGATGAAGAGGATCCCGTTGTGGAGAACCGGGACGGCATACTTTTCGTGAACAGCGTCAGCATGAACATGCCTTTTGACAAGGTACCCAAATTCGTTCAGGACAGTTTGGCAGCAGCCCCCGCCGCCGGACGTTTTGAAAATAAAGCACCCGGAGCAAAGCCGGGAGAAACCATCACCACAAAGGAGGTAGACGGAATGGAGACCATCAAAACCATTGACGATCTGCGCAAAGCGTATCCGGAGCTGTGCAATCAGCTTGCAGAGGCGGCGGCGAATGAGGCTACTGCGGCAGAGCGTCAGCGCATCAAGGACATCATGGAGACCAGCGTAGACGGCTGCGAAGATATTGCGAATGATGCAATGTTCGCGAATCCGGTCAGTGCGGATGCTTTCGCCCGCGCAGCGCTGAAGAACATGAAAGCCCAGGGCGCAGCTTATCTTAACGGCCTGCAGAAGGACGCAAAGGACGGCGGCGTAAACGATGTGAAGTCCACGCCGGTTGTCGGCGGCGGCAACGAGCCTGACGAGTTCATGAACGCGATCAGGGAACAGAATAAGAGATAAGGAGGCTTGAATCATGGGAATGAATTTAGCAAAGCAGACCTTTTCCACAGAGCCGGATTATCTCATCGCTGGCGCAAACGTAGCGATTGAGACTCTGGCAAAAACGGCAGCGGGCGCAATCAGCAAGGGCGCACCGGTGAAGCTGGACGACAATGGCAAGGCAGCGGCAGTTTCCGCAAAGACGGATACTCTGTA